GACGCGGCCCCATCCCAGTAGAAAATACGGCGAGCCTTGAGCACCACAGCCTCATTCCCAGTGCGTGACTTCAAGTAGCCAGCAAACACACCAGCCTGAGCAGTACGAATGATCTTGTATTCAAGACCCTCGAACTTCTCAGCCAACTGATTGCTGTCAGCTCGCACATAATTAATACCGTCGATTGAAATTGTTTTTGGTTGTTCCATGTTTTTCTCCTTTTTACTTTTTAAATTTAGCCAGCACATCGCGTGCTCGTTGTTGTAAATAGTCAATTGTCACGCAATCTTCTTCACGCGTTGACAGCCATTCAAGCGCCTCTTCATACGCCTTTATCTGCTCGTCTTTGGTGTTGAGAATTAGAGCTATGTTTTTTTGAAGATTTGAAAAAGCTTTTATTCGACTTTGAGTTGCATAAACATTGAAAACAAAATCAATGTCTCCAGACTTCTCAATCAATCTTTTTGCTATATCTTTATTAGACATGAGCGCACCTAAACAAGAGCCAGCAGATGCCAGCAAGAGCACCACACATGATCACAAGCATACCTGCTTCAAACGATAACCGATTCATCTGGCGGCTCCTTATCGTTATTAACCCAGCCGATAAACTCCTCGGCCTTCTCTAACATACGCTCGTGCAGGTCATGGTCGGCGTCGATCCACACCTTATGGATTGTGCCGTCCTCGGGGCGAAACGATGCAAAGAGCCCGCGATCAAGCCCTGAGCACATAAGGCCCCATTGAACTTGCATCACGTAATAAAGCGGTACGGTCCCAAGGCGCGCATCTTCATGCCGAGCTGCGCTCATCGTCTTAATCTCAAGCGTATGATCAGGGCAGATGCCATCGAGTGAAGCAACTGCCCACGGATAGGCAGGATGCACAATCACGGGCGTGGTGTAGGTGACATTCAACTCGCGCTCTAGCATCGAGCGAGCTATCGGCTCAGCGTCAATGCCGCGCTTGACGTGCGGAAGGTGTGAGATGCTGGGGATCGCCTTGCGTCCTGTCTTCTCCTTCCACAGATCGCGCCGTGTCTTATAGGGTGAGATGCGCATGATCACAGCAATATCGCTACCGCCAACACGCCTAGAGCGTGCGGCTAGCCATGCCGATGACCCTTGCACCATGGTGCTTGATTCTGTCCATTCGTTCATCTTGTACTTGACTAACTGAGCGTGTTGACTTAGTCAACAGGTATGAAAGTTAAAGAACTCAACAGATGGCTAAAGCGTGAGAAGATCACGGCGATGGAACTTGCAGGATACTTGGGGCTGACACGTTACACGATCACCAAATGGCGTGAGCGCGATAAGATTCCTAAACGGTGGGAGTCAAGCCTTCAATATATTGTTTCACTTGATCGCAAGAGCGTGCGACGATTGCATGCCCCCCAAGCGCCCGAACTTTTTTAATAAACGCATCTTGTTGTGGGGTCGTCGTCGTTGTCGTCTTCACCTCTATCGCGATGAACTGACCGCCGTTTAACACGCCCAAAATATCGCTCGTGCCGTTGATGGCAAACGGTGAGGCGTGCTTGCGCATTTTCTTACCGTCGAAGAACCCGCCCGATGTGTTTTTCCAGAAGAAGCCTGCGCCGCTTGACGCCAGGTACTCAAGTATCGTCTGCTCTAGTATATACTCGGATGACATTTTCAAACCCCTCTTTAGTCTTCACGGCAACGCTCTCAGGAACATCGAATACAAGCTCCTCGCAAACATCATAGCACTCCTGCCATGACTCAAACCTAAACGGCGTGAGCTTGTAGAGAATCTCCTGAAACTTGCGCCATGAGTAATCGTGTGGCGATCCATACGCATAGGCTGGCGTTAAGCGATCAGCAAAATCAAAGCGCAGCTTGATGCAGTTGTTACCCTTCATCGACTTGTGCTGCATGGCCCTGACGGCAACGCACTTAAGAATAGATGGGCCAGAGGCAAGAAGCACAGCCTCTTCGTCGGCCTTCATCTTAAGCGCCTTGAGCCTATCGACGACGCGCTTCTCCTCGTGCCCACACTCAGGGCACACGGGTACATCGACAGGAACATAAGCAAGGCAGGCAGAGCATACGCGAATCGTAGGAGTAAACTTATCCCTTGTGCGACGCTCGCCAGGTGATTTGACGTAAGGCGCGTTAACTGGTCCACAGTTACGAATCACCTCGCCATAATCAAGAATAGCGCACGTCGTTTGTCCTGGGTGTGGGCGTAGGCCCCTACCGATAGTTTGCACCATGAGGGTCGGCGAGCGGGTTGGCCTCATTAACACGATTGCATCGACAGAGGGAATATCTATACCCTCGCTTAGCATCATCACCGATACTGCGTGACGGAAGCGAGACTCGTGCTCAAAGCAGCTAATCGCGTACTTTGCATCCTTAACTTTAGAGTGAATCACAATAGCCGATTCATCAAGCATCGCTAGAACGTCAGCAACATTCTCAGCATGCTCAATGCTCACGCACGTCCACACAATCTTGTTGCGTCCTACAAGACGTGGGATCGCATCACGCACCTGAAGCTCAATCTTGCCCTTGTCAGATACGAGCTTAGTTAGCTCAGAGAGAACAAACTCACCGCCACGCACTTGAAGCTTAGAGGTCGAGAACGCCTCGGGCATGGCGACCGCCACGGGACGAAGCAGATGTCCGTCTCGTATCAGCTGATCTAGTCCGATGGAATAATTAACCTCTGGGAAAAAACAACCTTCGCCAAAAATCTCAACGCCGCCCCTCCAAGGTGTCGCCGTGAAGCCCACAACCTTCGCCGCTGGGTGACGGCTAAGAAACGAGGCGTAGCGTCCATCGTTTAGGTTATGAGCTTCATCGACAACGATAAGGCGAAGCCCTTCAATCGTCAGATTATCAGCAGAGTGAACACTAACTACGGTGACCTCACCGACGTTGCGCTCCCCTTGCCCTGCTGACCAAACTGCCGCATCCGGCACTACTCGCCTTAGGCGACGCGCGGTCTGCTCGACGAGCTTATCCCTCCCGACGAGTACGACCGCACGAACCTGAGCCCGACGAACAAGCTCAATGAACATCTCTGTCTTGCCGCTTCCCGTGGAGGCAACACACAAGACAGGATCCTTGCCACAAAGGGCGCGCCAAATGGCATCAACCCCCTGTACTTGGTATGGTCTTAGAACGGTGATAGCTCTTCTGCCTTCGTGATTGGAAGGTATTTAACGATATTAGCCTTCTCGCCGAAGCTGTCAGTCTTGTTCTTCACAGCAATCTTGCAGCGAAGGCCAAAAAGTTCCTCAATAGAGTTGACGGGACCAGCTGTCTTGCCGCTGGCGACTTGAAGATCCTTAAGGTGCGACAGGCCGAGGTTAACCGCAACCTGACTCTTGTTGGCGATGTTGTACATCTGATAAAGAGTGCTGCCGTTATCGAGCTTGAACTTCAAATTGATATAGCTTCCGTCACCGTTCTTTGTGGTCTTCACTTCACCGCCAACGACAGTGGCAAGATATTCACCATTAGGGATTCCCGATGCAGTTGCGTTTGTTGTATCAAATAGACTCATTTTGTTTCCTTCTCCTGTTTAATTAAAATCTTCGATGCAATCACCCCAAGATCAACGGGCTCTTGTGGTAGTAGCTTGTTTGACCGATCCTTGCACATAAGCGTGTCGGTTGATCCAGTGATGAACGTGCGCTTGCGCTCGCTATCAACATGGATGTAGAGCACTAGATCGAAATACTGTGGGAGCTTGTCGCCGATAGAGCCCGACACATCAAAACCCATGTAACGCTTGCCGACATCATCCTTGTCAGGCTTAGCAAGCACAGTCATGAACACGTTCACTGGCAGATCACGGAAGTTCTTCACAATAGAGCGCATGATCTTGCTGTACTCTCCCCACATGGGGAACGAGTCTTTGCGATCAGGAAACTCCTTGTTGAGCTTCTGAATCAGCAGCTCGCTAATCTCAGTCAGCGAATCAACGAAGACGTTAACGTATCCGCTAGGCTTGCCCGACTTGTCGAGTGCGCCTTCGTGAATCCACTTAAAAATCTCAGAGAGCCTCGCGATACGCGCAGCAGGATCGGTAAGCACTGTGCGCTTGCCCTCCTTGTCAGGTGCGCTACGTGAGATGTCGAGCACATCAATGCTCTTACCCATAAGCGGCATGAGCCCACTCTCACACGAGATGATGAGCGTCTTACCTTGTAGCGTTCCTGCGCTCGTCGTCTTGCCTGTGCCAGAGAGGCCGTAGACTAGAGCTTTGATCGTGGTGTTCTCTTGTGTGCTTGTGTTCTCGACAATCATAAGGCCGTTATGAAACGAGCACACAAAGTTGTCAACTTTTATTTTTAACGCTCCGCAATTGTGTCAACATTGACAATGTTGAGAGGGTGACGATACGATCCCAAAATGTTTAACCAGATTGATACCATTAACCGATTCCTGCAAGCCATTCGCGATGCTGGAATCCAAATACAATCATCAAGCATCACAGGCACTGGCAAGATCGAGCGCTTCGCCATTAACGGCGACAAGCGCAACGAGCAAAGCGGCTGGGCTGTGCTTCATCTTGATAACGTACCAGCAGGATCGTTCGGCGACTGGCACACTCCTGGCGTTAAGCACACATGGTGCGCGGTTAACGATGAGGATAAAGCTCGCCTTGCGCCCCATGAGCAAGCACGCATCAACCAGCTCATCGCTGAGAGCGAGCGCACAAGGGCAAAAGAGCAGATCAGGCTTGAGAAGCTTGCAGCAGAAAAAGCTGTTGAGATGCTGGTCAATGCCACAACAGTCAAGACGCATCCCTATCTTACGGCCAAAAAGGTCGCCCCCTATCACGCAAAGATTGACGATAACGGTGACCTGCTTATCTCAATGCAAGATAAGCACGGTGTTATAACATCGCTTCAACGTATCCGGCCTAATGGCGAGAAGCGCTTCCTAAAGAACGGCAAGATCAAGGGATGCCATCACCTCTTTGGTCGTCCAGATGGAATCACCTACATCGTTGAAGGCTGGGCCACTGGCGCTACCGTTCACTCGATCACAGGCCGCCCGACGGTTGTCGCCTTTAATGCTGGAAACCTTGAGCTAGTAGCTCGTGCGATCCGCGATAAATACCCAGAGGCGTTACTTGTGTGCGCTGCCGATAACGATGCGTGGAAACCAGAACACGGCAACACGGGACTTGAGGCAGCTCGCAAGCTTGAGTCAGTTGGTATCCCCTACCTGCTGCCTACCTTTAAGAAGCACGACACGCACCCCACTGACTTTAACGACCTCTACGTGCTTGAGGGCGAGAAGGTTACTCGTGAGCAGCTCACGCCGCCTGCCGGACTTAAGCCATCAAACGAGCTACCTGTCGTGACCTCGGAGCTACCTGAGCAGCATGTAGCGCTGCCAGATGTGAGAGGCGAGAAGAGCAAGCCAATCTCAACCATTAACAACCTTCGTGAGATCCTTCGTCGCTTAGGCGTGACTGTTAGGTACAACGTAATCTCAAAGCAAGAAGAGTATCTCATTCCTAATGCCGTCTACTCGATGGATAACAAGTCAAACGCCTCGCTGGCATGGATCGAGTCAATGTGCGCAAGCTATGGGATGCCGACCGATAAGATTGGCGGCTTCTTAACTCACATCGCAGATGAGAACCTCTACAACCCAGTGGCAACGTGGATTCACTCAAAGCCCTGGGATGGGGTTTCACGGCTAAACGACTTCTACAAAACGGTTAAGATTAGAGAAGAAGAGTTTGAGGACGAAGTGCGAGAGTACAAGCACATGATCCTTCGTCGTTGGTGCATGTCAGCGCTTGCCGCTGCCTTTCGTCCAAACGGTACAGCAGCACAAGGCGTGCTCGTGTTCCAGGGTGAGCAGGCACTTGGTAAGACCTCGTGGTTTAAGCGCCTTGTGCCAAATGACCTAAGAGCCGATGGGATCACGCTTCACACAGACGATAAGGATTCGATGCTTCAGTGCTTGTCCTATTGGATGGTAGAGCTAGGCGAGCTTGATGCAACATTTCGCAAGTCAGATATCGCACAGCTCAAGTCGTTCATCACAAAAGATCGAGATGAGATTCGAGTAGCTTACGCTAAGCGCAAGTCTAGCTTTGCAAGGCGCACGGTGTTCTTTGCCTCGGTTAACTCAAAAGAGTTCCTTCATGACGACACGGGTAACCGTCGCTTCTGGGTGCTTGATTGTGAAGAGATTAACTACACGCACAAGATCGACATTCAGCAGCTCTGGGCTGAGCTTGAAGTTATGTATCTTGCTGGTGAGCGTTGGCTTATGAGTAAAGACGAGATGGACCTTGTTAACAGTTACAACCAAGATTTTGAGACGATTGATCCAGTAGAAGATTTTGTTATGGGTCGCCTTGATTGGAGTGAACCCGCATCACTTTGGAAAGAGCGCACCGTGTCAGAGATTTTGCACGAAATCGGCTTTAACAACCCTTCAAGGGCTTCAGCTATGAAGGCCGCGACTGTAATTAAGAAACATAACGGGGGGCGTTATAGAAAATACAACGGAAAGCGTCTTATCGCTGCTCCTAGTAAAATCAATGGCTTATTTTAAGGTTAGGGACACCTTGGGACACCTCTTTAAAAAGGTGTCCCTAATTGTAAGTTATTGTTTTTACATTGTTTAATGTCCCTTTGTACCCTTTTAGGGACACCTAGACACCTAAAGTAATAAAATAGTAGGAATGCTACTTTAAAGCCAAAACAGAGAAATGGGGGAGTCTATGGAAAGGGCGGCCCTAGGTGTCCCAAGTGTCCCTAGAAAAGACTTGACGCGTTAATGCGCGTTGTGTCATGATATAATCATGAATTACGAACAACTACTCGAAAGCTACTTAGAAACGCTTGCCACGATAAAGAAGGCCGAAGAAAAGAAGGACGAGCTTAAACTCCAGATCATGTCGGTGTATGAAACCGTTTCTAGCGAACGCTACGGGGTCAAGGTGACGAAAAGTGTGTCCGATAGGGTAGAGAGCCTTAAGGCCATCGAAGATAAGTCTCCTAGCCTGTTTAAAGCGCTTCATGACGCAGGGTGTATTAAGCAAGTGGAATCAGTGCGTCTTACGGTGAAGCCGTTATGACAAGTTATCACGGTGTTGATGTGTGGGCATCAAGGGCTCAGCTCATGCAAGTTCTAGGCCAACCCGAAGACGTCGATGACGGTTGCAACTACAACTTCGAGGGCACCTTAAACGGCATCCCCTTTAGCCTCTACGACTGGCGATATAAACGCGGCATCGGTAAGGACGAGGAGATATGCTGGCACATTGGCGCTGAAGATAAGAGCCAGTCGATTGACGTGAAGGATCATGTTAAGAAGCTACTGAGTACGGCTAGAACCACTCTCTAACTTCCATGCTCCCCACTTAGCTACCTTACGCCACTTGATCACGCTCACCCGTAGCAAGGTCATGTGCTCATCGTTACCCTCAAACTCCCCATCGGGAACCGTCCAGTAACAGAGCGTAACCTTGTGGTCGTCGGCATCAACAACAACACCGCTCACAAAGCACTCAACCAGCTCCTTAGACCCGATGATGTGGTCTAAGATGTGAAGCTCAACATAGTCGCCTGGCTTCATACATCCCCCGATACGAATAGCTTCATAACGGCCTCCACTGGCAATACTCAAGCCCGTTAAGGCCCACCGTCGCACCAATCAGCGACTTGAGCTTGCCGTGCTTCGAGTACTTGTACACATAAGCTTGCTGATCAATCAAACATCCAGAATCAACGCCGTAAATCTCCTGGTTAGCTGTCTTAATCCACCGCACGTTAGCCTTCGAGTGAAGATGCCCCATGATCAGGTTAACGGCATTATACAAGGCCGCCTCGCCTGCATCACGAAACCCCTCGCCGTGAATCAACAACGCTGGCGAGTGCTCGGCAAAAAGTAAAAACTGCTCTTCGACCTTCCAACTCTCTGGTAGCTCCAATAGCTCTCGAAACGACTTTAACACCTGCGATGGCAGCGCCACTTCAGCCGCTCGTCTAATCGCTCTGGTGTTGTGGTTACCTACAATCTGATTCAAAAGCGGAAACGCTGCCACCCACTCCTTGATCCTAGCCCTCGCCTCGTCAATCTCATCGTTCGGCGTCTTCTCAGCATCCGGACTAATCTCATGCGCATTAGCAAAGTAATCGTCCGTAAAGTCACCCAGCTGATACACGTTGGCGTCATCGATGTTGTGTTCCCTTTGAAGCTCCTTGCAGAACTCAAGCGCATAACGATGCTCAAATGGAATGTGCAGATCAGGGATAAAGAGATAGGCTGGAAGCTTTGCCTTCACAATCCGGTTGGTGACATACGCC